ATATTAAAAATCGCTCTGGTCAGGTAATCGGACAGCGCGATGCGACAGAGGAAAGATTGTTCCGCACGCGAACAGCGCAACCGTTGACTGAGAAAGCGCCGGTAGCGCCGACAGCGCCAGAGATGCCGGAGCTGGCAGGCTTTGATGAAACCAGTTTTCAGACCAGGCGCGGCGAGCTGGAGACAGGATTCAAGCGAGAGGTGGGCGAGCGTAAGGCCGCAAGACAAAGAGCTGTATCCCGTAAAACCGCTAGACCATTGCTACAGGGAGCATAAAAATGCCAGGCTTATACGAAAACATCCACGCCAAGCGTGAGCGTATCGAAAAGGGTAGCAAGGAAAAGATGCGCAAACCAGGCTCACCTGGTGCGCCCAACGATAAAGATTTTAAGAACGCAGCCAAAACCCGCAAAGACAAGCGCCCGATGCTTAGTTCCTATGGAGTTGCAAAATGACTAAAACGCAAAAACACTTTACGCCAGACGGTAAAGCCTACAAAGGCGAAACCCACAAGACCGGCGGCAAACTAATGACGGGTGCCAAACACACACCACAAAGCAAAACCTTAACGCACGCGCCCGCTAAAAAAGAGAAGAAGTAAAAGCTAACAAAATGAAAACAAAAGACCCAGAGGGCGGTTTAACGGAGGCCGGCAGGCGAAAGTTTGAGAGATCGGGCGAGAGTAAAAACCTCCAGCCTGGCGTTAAAGACAGCAACCCTGTGGGTCAGCGAGCGCGACGCAAGGGGTCTTTCTTAACTCGGTTTTACACTAACCCAAGCGGGCCGCTGGTCGATAAAGATGGCGATCCAACCCGATTAGCGCTTGCCGCTAATGCCTGGGGCGAGCCGGTTCCGCGCACTGCGGGTGCCGCAGCCAGGCTGGCCGCCAAGGGTCGCAACATGTTGGAAAAGTACAAGCTAAACAAGGAAGACTGACATGGAATACCAGAAACCACTGGGCGGCATGCGACTAAAACCTGACGCGATCATGAAGCGTCAGGAGCTTGCCCAGCGCAAGAAGGATGAATTCGAGCAGCTCTACCAGGATGCCTACGAGTTTGCCCTGCCACAGCGCCAACTCTATGGCGTGTGGGAGGGTGGCGTCACTGGATCCAAGAAAATGCAGAGGGTATTCGACTCGACGGCCATCAACTCGACCCAGCGTTTCGCTAACCGGCTGCAGTCTGTTGTCTTTCCTCCGCAGCGTAAGTGGGCAAGGCTGGAGCCAGGCCCGTCGATACCGGCTGATCGCAAGCAGCAGCTGCAGGCGGTGCTCGATGTGTACGCCGAGCAGATGTTCGCTGTATTGAAGCAGTCAAACTTTGATATTGCTATCGGTGAGTTCCTGCTTGACCTGGCTGTCGGCACATCCTGCATGATGGTGCAGCCGGGTGACGATGTGTCGCCGATTAACTTTGTGCCTGTGCCACTGTTCCTGGTTAGCTACGAAGAGGGCGCAAACGGGCAGGTCGATAATGTGTACCGCCGCATGCGCATGAAAGGTGAGTCTATCCAGCGCCAGTGGCCAGACGCCAAGATACCTGACGATCTAAAGCGCCATATTGAGAACAAGCCCACAGATGATGTCGAGCTGCTAGAGGCCACCATCTTTGACCAAAAGCGTGGCGACTACTGCTATCACGTTATCTGGAAGCAGGGTAAATCAGAGCTGGTCTACCGCCGTCGCAAGAGCTCGCCGTTTGTCATCTCACGCTACATGAAGGTGGCCGGCGAGATATACGGTCGCGGCCCGCTGATGACTGCGCTGCCAGACATCAAGACGCTGAACAAGGTCAAAGAGCTGCTGCTAAAGAACGCCAGCCTGGCTGTTGCCGGTGTCTACACAGCCGCAGACGATGGCGTGCTCAACCCGAACACGGTAAAGCTGGTGCCTGGTGCGATTATCCCGGTGGCTCGCAACGGTGGCCCGCAAGGCCCAGCGCTGCTGCCGCTGCCACGCTCGGGTGACTTCAACGTCAGCCAGCTGGTGATCAACGATCTGGCCGCCAACATCAAGCGCATCCTGCTCGATGAGTCTTTGCCGCCTGACAATATGTCTGCCCGGTCGGCGACTGAGATTGTTGAGCGCATGAAAGAGCTGGCGCAGAACCTGGGCTCTGCCTTTGGCCGCCTGATCAACGAAACAATGATCCCGCTGGTGGCTAAGATCCTTGAGGTTATGGACGAGCGCGGGCTGATCGACATGCCGCTGAGGGTCAATGGCCTGGAGGCCAAGGTGGTGCCGGTGGCTCCCCTGGCGATGGCGCAGAACATGGAAGAGGTCAACGCGATCATCCAGTACACCCAGCTGATGCAATCGTTTGGCACCGACGGGGCGCTGGCCGTTAAGACTGACGCCGTCGTTGACTATATTGGCGACAAGCTGGGCGTGCCATCTATCGTGCGCAACACGGCAGCCGAGCGTGCGGTACTGATGGAGACAATGCAACAGCAACAGCAAGAAGCCGCAATGGCGCAGGCGATGGCCATGCAAGCCCAAGCTGGTGCCGCGCCTGGAGCACCACCACCCGAGGAGATGATGTAATGGATGACGCAATGGAGTATGGTAATAGGCCCGATGGGTCAATGAAGGGCAAGGGTTACTTTGGGGAAATCAAACGCCCAGACGGTAAAGTTAGTACCGAAATATCTATTGGCGTCGGGCTTAATGGGAAAGAAACTTTAATCCCATTGATTGTGCCAACGCTGACTAAATCAGAGCTTGATTATTTAATGAAGAAGAATCCCGAGGACGAAGACTTTATGGACAAATTGCCAGAGTCGATCATTGATAAGGCTGTAGATCATGCGGTGATGCGCATGAAGCAAAACAAATCCCCATTCGCTGACGACGACGAGATTATGTCGATGCCTGACAAATGAGCTGGGACGAACTAGAGGCGATTACGACTGACATCCGCCCAGTCGAGCAGCAGCGCGAGGATCTGGCGCGGCTGTGCCTGCGTGTGTTTACCTCAGAAGATGGCCAGAAGCTGCTGAAGTGGCTGCGGCTTATGTATGTGGAAGTGCCTGTCGCCGTGCCAGGTACAGACCCCTCGCACGCTTTCTTTGCCGAAGGGCAACGGACTGTCGTGCGGGATATTGAAGCACGGATTCAACAAGCGAGGAACCTATGACCGATACGGCAACTGCCGAGCCCGGTGAAAATACCGGCCTACTCGACAGCGTTACAGTCGAAGACTCAAGCAAGCCCGAAGATAACAGCCAGGCTGTCAGCATTGACCACAGACAGCGCGACGCATCAGCGCCAGCATCAAGCAACCCAGCAGAGAGGCCAGAGTATTGGCCAGAAAACTTCTGGGACAAAGACACCAACGAGCCAGACCTAGAGGGCATTGCCAAATCCTGGCGCGATCTACGCGGCAAGATCAGCAAGGGCGCTCACAATGCCCCGGCAGACGGCAAATATGATCTGTCTGCGTTTGGCGACCAGGCTGAAAACAACCCGATAGCCGAAACCCTGTCGAGCTGGGCGAAGGACAATGGACTGTCCCAGGCACAGTTTGACGATCTGTCTGGCCAGCTGCAAAGCCAGGCGCAGGAAATTATGGCCGGCGAGGTTATCGACCCAGCTGTCGAAATGAAGCAGCTAGGCCCGAACGCCAACGCGGTGGTCAATGGCATGGTTGACTGGGCTCGCGGCCTGGTCAACAAGGGCGTCTGGTCTAAGGATGACTTCGACGAGTTTAAGATCATGGGCGGCACAGCCCGAGGTCTGACTGCGCTGATGAAAGTGCGCGAAGCCTACGAAGGCCGGGTGCCAATCGAGTCGATGCCAATGGAAGGCGCGCCATCCAAGGACGAGCTCTACGCGATGGTGGGTGATCCTAAGTATCAATCAGACCCCGCCTACCGGCAGAAGGTCGAGCGAATGTTTCGGACTTACATCCCGGAATAATCAAGAACCCGGCAAGCGCCGGGTTTTTCTTGCCTTTTTCTTAAATGTCAATACAATACCGACAAGGCCCACCGGGTAACCGACCCTGACTTGTAGTGAGATGCTACCGATTGGCTGCCGTAAACAGCAAGCACAGGCCCGCATCAGCGGCTAACCGACGCGCAAAACCACTGACTAATCAACTGAATGAGGTACGCAAATGGCTATTTCTTTATCTAATGCCTTTGTCACGCTATTCGATGCTGAAGTCAAACAGGCTTACCAGGGCAAGGCTATGCTGGTTGGTGCTGTGCGTCAGCGTCGTGGTGTCGAAGGATCTACTGTACGTTTCCCGAAAGTCGGTCGCGGCGTGGCTACTGCCCGCGTGACGCAGACTGATGTCACACCAATGAATGTTGGTTTCTCCAACGTAACCTGCACGCTGCAGGACTGGAACGCCGCTGAGTACAGCGACATCTTCTCGCAGCAGAAGGTCAACTTTGACGAGCGCTCTGAGCTTGTGCAAGTTGTTGGTAGCGCAATTGGCCGCCGCCAAGATCAGCTGATCCTCGACGCGCTGAACGATGCTACCAGCACCGGCACCGTGGCAAACTCAATTGGTGGCGCGAACACCAATATGAATATCGCCAAGCTGCGCGAAGCTGCAAAGATCTTAAATACCAAGAACGTGCCGTCGGATGGCCGCAACATTATCATCCACGCAAACTCCTTGGCATCTATGCTCGAGCAGACCTCTGTCACCTCCTCGGACTTCAACAGCGTTAAGGCGCTGGTGCAGGGCGAAATCAACCAGTTCCTGGGTTTCACTTTCCACGTTATTGGTGACCGCACTGAAGGTGGCCTGCCAATCGACGGCTCCTCGGATCGCACTCTGTTCGCTTTCCACAAGGACGCCATCGGCTACGCTGAAGGTATCGCTCCACGCACTGAGATCAACTACGTTCCAGAGAAGACATCTTTCCTGGTCAACGCTTTGTTCAGCGCTGGTGCAATCGCCATCGATTCCGAAGGTATTGTTAAAATTACTGCACGCGATACTGCGGCTGCAGCATAAGGAGATACTCATGGCTTACGATTCAGCAGGCTTTACGGCGTATAGTGCCTCCAAGCGAGGCAACGCTCCGTCGATGTACGGCTATAAAACAACCGATGCTATCGCGGATGTAAACACCAGCGGCTACTTCAACGCGCTGGCCAACACGCTTGAGGTTGGTGACGTTGTCCACTGTGTGACTTCGACTGGCACGACCGCCGTCGTCACTCTGGTGTATGTCGTTTCCAACGCATCGGGCGTCGTGGATGTGACCGACGGCACCACGCTGTCAAACACTGACAGCGACTAACCCGTTGTTCCAGTAGTGTCGGGGGCTGGTTCCTTTTCAGGGATCGGCCCCTTCTCACATTAAGAGGTTGCAAATGGCAGCAGGTGATACCGGAGTTTCGATCTGTTCCGATGCGTTGATCCTATTGGGCGCAAAGGCTATATCGTCATTTAATGATGGCACCGACGAAAGCTCGGCCTGTGATCGCCTGTACCCTGACATCAGAGACTCCACGCTGATGAGCTATCCCTGGTCATTCTCGATGAAGAAGACCCAGCTGGCGCGGCTGATTACAACGCCCAACAGTTTCTGGAAGTATGAGTATCAGCTGCCGGGTGATCGCCTGGGCAGCCCGCACGCTGTGCGTGATACGCCTGCAGTAAGTGGCCGGGTTAGCATGGAGTGGGAAATCCAGGGCGATAAACTGCTGACAAACCTAGAGCTGGTTTACATTGATTATCAGTTCCAGACGCCAGAGTTTGCGATGCCGCAATACTTTGTGCAGCTGCTGAAGTACATGGTCGCCTGGCACATTGCCGAGCCGATTACCGAGCAGGCAGACAAGACATCGCGCTGGCGTGCCATTGCTGTGGGTGAGCCCAGCGAGAACGGTCGCGGCGGCTACTTTCGCCAGGCTGCTGTCATTGATGGCAAGAACCAGCCGGTTCGGGTCATTGAGGATTACACACTCATTGCGGCGAGGGGCTGATGCGCTTTGTCGATTTTCAGACTAACTTTTCCACTGGCGAGCTAGATCCGCTGCTGCGTGCGCGGGTTGATCTTGCGCAGTACGACAACGCTTTGGCTAAAGCGACCAATGTCCTGATCCAGCCGCAGGGCGGTCTGCGCCGTCGCCCAGGCACAAAGCATATTCTTGAGCTGCCCAACACCGGCGCAGAGTCTGCCGGCAATGGCGTGCGACTGGTGCCGTTTCAGTTCTCGGTCGATGATAGTTACATGCTGTGCTTTACGCATGAGCGCATGTACATCATCAAGAACGGTGTAGTGCAGGCCAACATCAATGGCTCGGGCAACAACTACCTGACCACCACAATCGGCTCCAGTATCGTTG